AGCCCCTTCCTATTCAAACAAAAGACAAAGGCTTTTTTAAAGGAATTTGGATGTGGTTGATGGGGGTTCGTCAGTGGGAAATTTGTGATGATTTTCATTTTGAACTAAAAGGAAAAGCCTATGTGGTTCCTAAAGGTTTTGAATTTGATGGCGCATCAGTACCAAAGTTTCTAGCTATGTGGTTATCTCCTACTGGAGTACTACTTATGGGCGGTCTTGTTCATGATTATGCGTATAAATATGCCTGCCTAAAAGAAGCGTCCGGAGAGCATACTCCTAAAATGACTCAAAACGAAGCAGATAAGCTCTTTCGTGATATTTGTATAGAAGTAAATGGATTCAAGCTGTTAAACTACCTTGCTTACTGGGCACTAGCAGCAGCAGGCTTTGTGGCTTGGAATGGTCACAAGAAAAGAGGCACACACGTATGAAATATTTAAGTAAACTTATGGGCGAACGTAGTACTGCGGATGGCTTAATGCTTACTGCAGTTTGTGGAGGTTTTCTAGTACTAGGAGGTCTTGCAAAAATAGTAGCTTGGGTCGGTTTAGCTTGGGGCCTTTACACTTTATTTAAAACGGAGTCCTAATGTTTGGAATGTTAAAAATGCT